GCACGCCATCTTGATCAGCTCGGCAGTCATCCCTGTCGGCTTCGCCATGGCGGCCTTGGGGGCAGCCTTGGCGGCTTTCGCCGCGACCTTCTTAACGACCTTCTTTGCAGATTTCGCCATGGTGTATTTGCTTTCTGTTTCTGCCGCCTCGGTGGCCTCTTGCTTGCAGCAGCCCCGCTGCAATGGGTCGAACTCAGGTTTGGAGCGGCCACGTGACCTGGATCAGTCCATCGGCGGACCGCTCCAAAAACATCACGCTCAGGCGGATCAGATCGATTGGCGTTTCGTGGGATTGGCTTTCGCCCTCCTCATCCGCGCCGATGATCAGGCCCTTACCGGCGAACGGCTGGTAGCCGCCCGCCAGTCGGAAAAACCGCACCGGGCCATTGAGCAGCCCGTTGTCGTCGACGAACAGGGCGTCCTCGCCCTTCAAGGTATCGATCCGCGCGGTCGTGAAGCACTCGACCGGGTGCACCGGATGCGACAGCAGCGGATAAATGTTCGAGTAATCCGCCGCATCGTATTCGACTTCGGTCACCGTGCAGGTAAACGGGTCGATCGAGATCGCCTTGATCATTCTGGTCATGACGCACCCTCGTCATACCGCGCGTCGATCGCACTCGGAAAATATACGGCCGGTGCCCCATCGCTGGCGAAATTGACGAACACCTTGCCGGTGCTCGCTGCTCTGTATGACGACGGGAAGCCGGTGAAGGGGCTTCCAGCTTTGTGCGGCGGCACGAAGCCGGTGATCTTCACGCGCTCACCGTTGAACGTCTTGCGCAGGTCGCCGAACCTAATTTCGGTCCCGGTCGCGACGTCGACTAGTTTCCATTTCGACATTTTAAACCTCTCTGGGCTGTGCCCGTTTGGGAGGACTGATCGTCCCCTTGCAACCAACGGTAGGCGCAGCAACACCCCCCGGCAACGACGCAAAAAAGCGGTTCAACCCATTGAAAAGCAAGCATAAACCTGGTGCGAAGAGGTTAACGATCGGTGCCACCGTTCGAAACCGGCTAAAAGCAGCGGGCCAGTCCTATCTAGCAAACGACAACATTGCCGAGGCTCTACAGCCCGGCGATCTCAACGCCATCGAGGCCGAGGTTGAGCGTTGTGCTGGTGCACTGCTCGACGCCCTGGTGATCGATACCGCGAACGACCACAACACGCGCGGCACCGCAAAGCGGCTTGCCAAAATGTTTGTGCATGAAGTTTTCGCTGGGCGTTATCAACCGCCGCCGCCGTGCACCGACTTTCCAAACGTCCGATCGATGGATGAAATTTATGTCGTCGGCCCGGTCGCGGTCCGCTCGGCATGCTCGCATCATTTCTGCCCGATCGAAGGTGAGGCTTGGTTCGGTGTCATCCCCGGAGCGCGCGTCATCGGCATCTCGAAGTTTTCCCGCATCGCGCGCTGGATTTTGTCGCGGCCTCAGATTCAAGAGGAAGCGGTCATGCAGCTCGCCGACGAGATCGAGCGCATCATCGCGCCGCGTGGTCTCGCCGTGGTGCTCAGTGCTCGCCACTCCTGCATGACATGGCGCGGCGTCAAGGAAGATCGCACCACGATGACGACCTCCGTCATGCGCGGCATATTCCGCGACGCTCCTGCCGCGCGCGCCGAGGTGCTGTCGCTTATCCAAGCCAAGGGCTTTCGATGCCAGTAATTCGCGCGATCCGATATCACGACATTTCATGCGGTCACCGTGTCGTCGACCACGAAGGCAAATGCCAGTTTTTGCATGGCCACAATTATCGGATGCACTTCCATTGCGAAGCCGATACCCTCGACCATCTTGGCCGCATCATCGATTTCGGCGTCATCAAGTCGACGCTCTGCCAATGGCTCGAAGATAATTGGGATCACCGTATGCTGATCTGGCAGGACGACCCGCTCCTGCCCTCATTGCTGGCGATCGACAAGTCAATCGTTGCCGTGCATTTCAATCCGACCGCCGAGAATATCGCGGCCCATTTGCTCACCGTGGTCGGCCCGCAATTCCTGCCGCCGACCGTCCGCTTGGTCCGCGTCATCGTCGATGAGACCCGCAAGTGCTCATGCGAGGCGGCGATCTAAAAATGCTTCCGGTCAACGAGTTTTTTGAAACGATTCAGGGCGAGGCCACTTTCACCGGCATGCCCTCGACCTTTGTTCGGTTGCAGGGTTGCGACGTCGGATGCCCGTGGTGCGATACCAAATATACGTGGCAAGTGAACCCGACTTATATCGACCCCCTCCCCATCATCCTAAAAAAGACCGCAGCCAGCCCGACCTTTGCCAGCGTCTCGATCGATGACCTTGTGCGCACCCTCTCCGCGTTGCAATCGCGCCATCTGGTCCTGACCGGCGGCGAACCTTGCATGTATGACCTCACCGAATTGTCGGGTCGCATGATCGCAGAGGGCTGGACCGTGCAGGTCGAAACCAGCGGCACCGAGCCGATACGGATTGACCCCCGCGCATGGGTCACCGTCTCGCCCAAGATCAATATGCCCGGCGGCAAAATCTTTCGCGGCGACGCATGGAAACGTGCAAACGAAATCAAGATGCCGATTGGTAAGCCCGCCGACGTCGAGACGCTTCTCGGCCTCATCCGATCGCATGGTCCGGGTCTTATCTGGTTGCAGCCGTTATCGATGAGCAAAAAAGCGACTGCGCTTTGCGTCGAGGTCGCGCGGCAATACGGCTGGCGCATCTCGGCCCAGGTTCACAAGTTTCTGGACCTCAGATGACAGACACCGACACCGACGACGGGCCGGAAGGCCCGATCGAACCGCCGTCCGGAGATCGTTTCGTCACGACCACGGAATTTGCAGCGTTCGCCGACTATACCGCGACCTATATCCGTCAATTGCAACGCGCGGAATCATTACCGCGCGGTCCGCGCGGCATGATCCCGTTTGTTGCTGGCGTTCGGGCGCTCATCCGTTTCTTACGAGACTCTGAGCGTCGAACAAGCAGGACAGCCGCTGATGGCCGCGTCCGCGATGCCAGGGCGCACGATCTTGAGGTCCGCACGGCCGAACGGCTGGGCGTCCTCGTGCCGATCGAATCGTTCGACGCAATGATCGACGATATCGTTGGTGCGTTCCGATCGGAGCTAAGTGGACTGCCCGCCCGCATCACACGCGACATAACCCTGCGGCGCAATATCGAACGGGAAATTTATGGACTGCTCGAAAGAGTCACCGATCTTTGCACCGACCATTCAGAGCGCATGGCAAAGGGTCGCGACGCTTACAAGGCCGTCAAAGATCACAAGCCCTTACCAATGGGCGATAAATAATCGAACCTATCCGACGTCGGCGGCAATACCAGGACCCCGTGATCCATTTCTAACGCCCTACATCATCGAACCGGAGCGCGCCGTCGCCTCGGGCGTTTCCCGCCGCATCGTATTGGTAACAGCCAGCCAATCCGGCAAATCGGAAATGTTGCTCGACATCGCCGGGCAGCGGCTCGACCAGCGCCCCGCCCCGATCCTGTATGTCGGACCGAACAAGCAATTTCTGACCGAGCAGTTTGAGCCCCGGATCATGAACCTGCTTGATGGATGCGCTGCGCTGGCGCTCAAGGTCGCGCGCGGCAAGCGGATGACCAAGACACGCAAGGTCATCGCTGGCGTTTCGTTTCGTCTTGCGCACGCTGGATCATCCTCGGCGCTCAAGAGCGATCCCGCCGCGCTCGCCCTCATCGACGAATATGACGAGATGATCGCGAACATCAGAGGTCAAGGCGACCCGCTTGGCCTGGTAGAGCGGCGCGGCGACACCTATCCCGATTTCGTTTGCGTCGTCACGTCAACCTGCAAACGTGGAATGGTGCAGCCGGTGCATGACCAAAAGAGCGGGCTCGATTTTTGGGGGCATGCAGAGAGCCAGGACGTTTACGAATCGCCAATCTGGGCGCTCTGGCAGGAAGGCACCCGCTATCATTGGGCTTGGCCCTGCCCTCATTGCGACGACTATTTCATTCCGCGGTTTGACATCATTCGGTTTGAGGAAGGTGTCTCGCCGGTTCAAGCGGCAAGGACCGTGCATCTGGAATGCCCCCGCTGCGGCGGTGTCATCGAGGAGCAGCACAAGGCTGCAATGAACGAGCGCGGCCGATACGTCGCGCCGGGCCAATCGATCGGTAGCGACGGCGTGGTCACCGGGGACCCTCCTGATACCACGACCATGTCATTTTGGGTTTCCGGTTTGGCGAGCCCCTTCGTTACCTTTGCCGATCGCGTTCTGAGCTACCTCGAAGCCGTCGCCATGGGCGACAACGACAAAATTCAAACGGCAATGAACGCCGGTTTCGGCGAACTCTATGCACCCGGCGGTCGCGATATCCGCGAGTGGCAGCAGATCGCGTCACGGCGGCAGCCCTATCATTTTGGCGAGGTGCCAATCGAGGCCACAAAAATTTCGGCGGCTGTCGACGTGCAGAAGAACGGTTTTTTCTATTCGGTTCGTGCATGGGGTGCGCGGGCATCGTCCTGGCAGATTGAAAGCGGTGAGCTGGTCGGGATGACCAACGAGCCGGAAGTCTGGAATGATCTCGCGAACGTGCTTCTGCAAACCTATGGCGGCATGCCAGTTTCGCTCGCGCTGATCGACTCTGGCTTCCGACCAGACAAGCCCGACGAAGGCCCGACCAATATCGTTTATGATTTCTGCCGACGCTTTCGCCGCTTCGCAAAACCGACCAAGGGTTATGATCGATTGAGCGCTCCGGTCATGCGTGGCAAAGCTAAGATGACGATTCCCGGCCGAAAGCTGCCGATCACGCTCGAATTGGTGCGGCTCGACACCGACTTTTGGAAGTCGAGGCTACATGAGCGATTGGCTTGGCCGGAAGAACAGCTCGGCGGCTTCCTGCTTTCTGCCGATGCAACCGACGACTATTGCAAGCAACTGGTCTCAGAGGTGCGCAAGGTCACACCATCGGGCAAGCCCCAATGGGTGCCGATCAGCAGGCGCAACCATTTTCTTGACGTTGAAAGCATGAACGAGGCCGCTGGCCACATGCTTGCGGCCCAAAAGATTCCGCTCGGCGCGCGCCGACACATGCGCCCGAGCGACGATGATGACGACACACCGACGCCGAACGCCCCCGCGCCATCGTCGGTATTCGACCCGCGCAAATTGATGGCTGGCTTCGCCGCCCGCGCAAACCGGAGCTAAATCGCAAATGGCAACTCGTACAAAGCGGCGCGCGGCGGACAAGCCGCAGGCCGCCGATGCCGCCGCGTCGCGTCCGAAGGCTCGCGCCGGTTTCATGCGCAATGAATTCCTGCAAAACTGGCGGCCCGCCTTGCGCGAGGCGTCCGACGACGTGCGCGCGGCTTGGACCACGGCGGCCTCGCGTGCCATCGACCTGATCCAGAACTCCGGCTGGATCGCGGGCGCGGTCGATCAGAGCATCGCCTACACGGTCGGCACCGGTCTGCGGCTGGCCTGCAAGCCCGACAGTGTGGCGCTCGGCTGGACCGCCGACGAAACGCAGCAATGGGCACAGACTGTTGAGCGGCGCTGGGAAGCCTGGGCCAATCGCCCGATCGAGTGCGACATCGCCGGTCAATCCACCATCGGCAAAATGCAGGCGCAGGCCTTGCGCTCGCATTTCGCCTACGGCGAGGTCTTGGCGACCATGCCGTTCCTCAAGCGCGACCCCGGCGGGCAATACGGAACCAAGGTCCAGATGCTGCCACCGCTGCGGCTGTCGCAGGACAACAATCCGCCGACGATGCGGCAGGGTGTGATCCAGGACATTTTCGGCTTTCCGCTTGCCTATCGCATCAAGTCCGCGCCGGACCAGTTCAATGTTGTGCCACGGTATCGCGACATCCCCGCGCGCGACCCATGGGGCCGATCGCTGGTGATCCACGTGTTCGACGGCCAGCCCGGTCAAACGCGCGGCATTCCTTTGATTACGCCAGCGCTGCGGGTGATGCGGCAATTCGATCAACTCGCTGACGCCACACTGACCACGACGCTGTTGCAGACCATCTTTGCCGCCTCCGTCAAATCGCCGAACCCGACCGACGAAACCTTGCAGGCGTTTCAGGATCTGGTCGAGCAGCGCGCCTCGGAAGCGGGCGCAGCCGGTGCGGTGCCGTCGCCATTTGAGTCGATGCTCAACATGCGTGCGGGCTGGTACGACAACACACAAATCGACCTTGGCAGCCATGGCAAGATTGCGCATCTCGCGCCGGGCGATGAACTCAATTTCCATTCCAGCCAGCATCCCAACTCGACCTATGAAACCTTCGCGCGCTTTCTGTTGCGCGAGGTCGCGCGCTGCCTTGGCATCACCTATGAGGACTTCACTGGCGACTATACGCAGGCGACCTATTCATCGGTGCGGATGGCGACCTCGGCAATGTGGATGATCACGGTTTATCGCCGCGTCAACATTGTTGCGCCGTTTCTCAATCCGATTTTTGAATCCTGGCTTGAAGAAGATATTGAGCGCGGCTGGACCCCGTTTCCCGGCGGCGTCGACGGCTTCATCGCCAACCGCGCCGCTGCCTCCCGCGCGCACTGGCGCGGCCCGGCCAAGCCCCAAGCCGACGATGCCAAGTTTGCGTCGGCGGTCCAGACGTTGCGCAACATGGGCGTCGTCAGCGACGAATGGATTTGCGCCGAACTCGGCGAGGACTGGCAAGACATCGCGGATCAATTGGCGCGAGAGAAAGCCTATCGCGAAGGGCTGGGCCTCCGTGATGGTTATCCATCGGAAGCCGTCGCCGTCCTGCCGGGAGCAAAACCGGGTGACGATCCCAGCACGACCGACGATCCTGCGGCAGACGATCCCAGCACGACCGACGATCCTGCGGCTACCAAACCCAGCAAGCAAAAGCAGAAGGTTTAGAGATATGGCAAACGTCGTCGGCGATTACGTGTTGGACAATGGGCTGGTCGCGCTCGATACGTTGGCCGACAAAATCATTCTGGTCTCGGCCGATCCTGCCACTTACGCAGGTGTCGCCGCCGTGACGCTCGGCAACAAGACGTTTTCGGCCGGTGCCGCCGTTGGTGCGCCCGCCGCTGGCACGCCGAACGGTCGCAAGGTTTCGACAACCGCCATTACCGATGGTGCGGTGACTGCCAACGGCACCGCCACCGGCTGGGTCATTGTCGACAGCGTCAATTCGCGGCTGTTGGTCAACGGCGATCTCGTCGCGCCGCAGGTCGTGACGTCCGGCAACACCTTCACGCTGCCGAGTTTCGACATCACCTTGCCGGGTGTGGCGGCGTAACGCCGATGGCGGCATTACTCGACGGCTGCAATGACAATTAGTTTCGACGGAAAAGCGAGCGGCACCGCGACATCGGCGGCGACTGTTTCCGCATTGCTGACAACTACAAAGCCCAACGATATTATTATTGCAGTGGTTGATGTCCACTCCGCTAATAGCGCAATCGGAGTATCGTCAGTTGACGGCGGCGGCCTGACTTGGACAAGGCGCAGCACCCAAAATTATGCGGTACCAAATTTCCCACCGAACCATGTCATTCATGAAGTTTGGTGGGCATTGGCGACAGGGCCTCTAACGGCGCTGTCGATCACGGCTTTGTTCAACAATTTTTCCGGCACGAGCTATGAGGCCCTTAACATTTTTGCGGTCAACGGGGCCAATCTGACCGCGCCATTTGATCCGAACGTTTCTCTGCCAGCTTCAATCAAGTCTGCATTATCGGACCATAGCATCACGGGAATATCTACGACGAACCCAAATACATTTGGGTTTGCTATGATAGCCGATGACAATCTAAACCATACTTACACTGCGGACGCTGGCTACACGTTAATTGCTTCTTTAACTGGGACATCTGGTGCGTTTCTCGGCGCTGCTTCAGAATATAAAATCCAGTCCGGTGCCTTATCTGGCGTCACGATCAACCCATTCAGCGGGCAAGCAACATCTGCTTACATCGCACAGGTCGACGCAATCCAAGGCGTTGTCCTCTATAATCTAGGTGCCGATGGCCTGACGGCACCGCCGCCTGAACTGGCTGCGCCCGGTCTTTCGCAAATTCATCCCGCGCTGGCCGCCGATCTGATTGCGGCTTCGCCGTCGCTGGCGTCGCCCGCGCTGATTCAATCTCACGCGATCAGCGCGGATGCCCTGACGGCACCGTCGCCTGACCTCGGTGCCCCGGTGCTGGTGCAGGCGCAGGCGCTAACCGCGACAGCGCTGACCACGCCCGCGCCGCTGCTGGATAGCCCCGCGCTACTGACGGCGAGCACGGTGCTCGCCGCGCCGCTAACCGCCCCCGCTCCGCTGCTCGGATCGCCCGCGCTCACCCAGCGCCGCGCGACGGACGCTGCGAACCTATCGGCACCGTCGCCGCTGCTGGCCCGCCCGGCATTAACCGTCGTCGTCACAATCAATCTGACCAACCTCCTCGTCGAGCGCCCCGCATTCGGCCCGGCGGCGCTGCGCCAGCGCCACCGGCTGCTCGCAACCGGGCTGCGCGCCGCGCCCTGGCGCTACGCTTTCCGCCCAACCATTGAGCGAAGGATCATCGGCGACCGCGATCCCGCGCGGATTGATGGCAGAGCCGACTTCAACCGGATCGAAGGCAGCCCATGACACAGACCCACCCGCAATTCCTGTTGTATCTGGGCGATACGTGGACGTTCGATGCGGCGCTGCACGACATCAACGGCTCTGCCCTCGACCTCACCGGGGCCGACATCGAATGGAATTTGCGAGACCTGCAAAAGACCATCGTGGCGGCCTTGGGCGTCGGCGACGGCATCGAGGTCACCAATGCGCTCGGCGGGCTGTGCCGGATCACCGTGCCGCCAGCGCGGACCTCCGCGCTGGCCGAGGCCACCTATAGCGACGAAATCCGCGTCATCCTGACTGACGGCGACGTCTCGACTCAAGCGGTCGGCTTCATCGTTACCACGCGGGCGGGATCGTCGCCGCCGGTCGTCACCGAAAACCCCTGCGAAATATTGGCCTCGCTGCAAAAGGCGCGGCTCGATCTCCTCACCGGCCAGCGTCAGATACGCGTAAAACTGGAAGGCTACGAGGTCTTTTATTCTGACCAAAGCGCTATTCCCGCGCTTGAGGCGGCGATCCAGCGCTACGACGCGCTGTGCGCCAAGGCGCAGGGCAAGCCCGCGCGCCGCTTTGCGATGCGCGCCGGGCAGATGTTCCGCCGACATCGATATTAGGGGGAATCCTAGAAATGAATTATCTCGCCCATATCGCCGACCGCGTGCTCGGTCGACCGCTATTGATCCACGATGACAAGCTCAACTTGATTGTCGCTGCGCTTGGCGACCGCATCGGCGTCGACATGGCGATCGACAGGACGGAACTGGCGGCGATCTTCACCGACTCGCGCCGCGACCGTCCGGCCGCCAGCCGCATGGTCGGTGAAACAGTCGGAAGCCCGCGCGCGCCGCTCTATCAGCGCGTCGGCGGCGTCGGCATCATTCCGGTGGTCGGCAGTCTGGTCAATCGCGGCGTCGCCATCGGCGAGGATTCCAGCGGCTTTACCAGCTATGAAAGCCT